TGTCTATTGCTAAAACTGAATTTGCTGCAGACCTAAATCTTGCAGTAACTGATGATTGATTTGCTGTAAAAATAACACTATAGCTGCCTAAGCCAATACCTTCATATTGAGCAATGTTAATGTTTGTTTCTGTAGAATAAAATCCAACACTACCTGATGTATAATCGACAACATAATAAGTTACAATATATTTTTTTCCTTCTTCAAGTACAATCGTTTGACTTAAATTTGAATTAATCGAAGAAATGCTTTTTATAGCTTTTCCACTACTAATTGTCCAACCATCGGCTTTGCTCCAAGCTGTATCAGTATCAAATTGACCATTAGTAACGTTCTCTTCACCAACACTTCTAGCATCCACAAGATAAGCACCTTCTTTCTCCATCGCAGGATACCACCCGTCACCCTCTACAAGCTCCATATCCAACTCATCGATAGTACCTGTTTCGCTTAGTGCTAGCTTTCCGATCAAGTTTGGATTCGCTTCGATCTTAGCTCTATCTGCTTCACTCCAGTTTGTAGTGTGAGTTAGTATGTTGTTTACTGTTACGTTTGATAGTGTGTAGTGTGTTGATATTGGTAGGATTTCTTTGACTGATATGTTGTCTACAGTTATATTTGTTGAAGCACCTGCATATATAGAAATATCAGTATTTCCATCTGCTGTATATATCACTGACACATTAGTTCCAATATGTTCCAATGCTATTGACGTAGATGTTGCTGTTCCTCCACTTCTAAATTGGATTGCACCACTACCCCCTGAAATGTCAACAACATACACTGATGCGACATATCTTCTTCCAAAAACTAATTTAGAAGATATATTTTGGCTAATGTATGCACCACTTCCAGCTATATGTGATGCTACACCTGAGCCTATGCTCCAACCAGTACCTTTTGTCCATAAAGTGTCACTATCAAACCCACCATTAGTAACCAACTCCTTACTACTCCCACCATCTACTGAGTTACCAAATGTTACTATCTCTTTAGTGTCTAAGTCTTGGTATGTTAGGAAGCTGTTTTCTGTTGTGATTTGTTTTATAGATATGTTTGTTATATCTACATCAAAAGCCACTGACCCATTTGAGTATATATGAGTAACACCATATGCATTTCTTAATTCAACTCTGTTTGCGCCATTAACTACAGTATAAGGAAGACCATTGCTGTAATTTCCGTCAGATAAATTAAATGTATATTCACCTGAATTAACAACTGCGTCAAATTCAAGAATTATAGAGTTCAGTTCATTAGGTAACCCAGATGTATAGAAAGACATATTTAGTGAAGTGCTTGAATCTGCTCCACTGCCATCTGAAACTATGTTTTTCCCACTAGGAATACTTGTTATGGTAACAAACGTAGAACCAGTAGCAATACTTCCAGATGAGGAATTACTACCCAAAGTATAATGTATAGGCACACTAACACTTTGCGTAGATTGAAGCCCTAATGCTCTTCCGCTGTATAGCTCTGCATCGTAGGTAGTATCTACTGTAGATGTATTGTCGAGTACCATATTACCATCATCGTTTGTTTTGTAGATGAATTTACCTAAGCTGGTTGTGTATAAGATACGAGAAAGTGCTTGTGATCCTGACCAGCTACCTAGCCCACCAAAGCCAAAACTAAGACCATAGTACATTATTAACTCCAGCTAATATTGCCGTCAAAAGTGATAGTTTTCACTACTCCAGTATCTAAAGCTACTCTTGTACCTGCATTTGGTATTGTGTAAGTATCTGTTGAGTCGTCAGCATAAGTGATAGTTGCATCTCCTGCAGTTTCAAACTCTACGACTGTTCCTTCAAGTACTTCTATGCCACTTGATGCGTCTACACTCACCTGACCTTTTAAGAAGGTTAAACCATCTCTATTTCTATTTGCCATTTTTTATTCCTTTGCTTTTTGTTATTATATCATAATGGCATTACGATAATTTCGGATATTTAGCCTTGATAGCGTCTATAGTGTCTTTCCATACTGTAGTGCCGTTGATAGTGTCCCAGTATTGCATATCAAGCTGATCTGTAATCGATGGATATTCTGCTTGTCTATCTCTTATGTACTGTGTTGAGTTGTATAGAGCTATTTGCTCTTCTGTTCTAAAGTCGAATAGTTCAGTAGTGCCATCTGCATTCACTTTGTTGTGTCCGCTGTTAATTGCTTCAAGCCATTGTTCTTCTGTGACTTCTATGTTTGGTGTAGGTATTGCAGAATGAATTTCTTTATCATACCATCCTAATAGTTGATTGTTTTTATTAATGTGTGCTATTTTCATTTTAATCCCTTAATATCCTATTGCTATCCAATATGATTGCCAAGATAATGAATAATTATCTGTTGTTAAATCTACACTAGATGCAGTTGGCATTGCCCTCCACGCAGTAGAACCACCACTAAAACCATCTGTATCACCACTTATATAAGTTCCTGCACTAAAGCTTACACACGAATTTGGAAACGCTATAGGAAATGTCAAAGTATATGTTGTGCCAGTATGAGTAAAAATTCCCCATTGTATTGTAAACCCATTACTTAATTTTTGATAACCATTTGTTGTAAAGCTATGAGCAGTATCGTATGCTTCTTCATCAAATGTTATACTTAAATCGCCGCTTCCAAGCAAAGAAGTCCCATTGATAGATTTAATGTTTGTTTGGTTCACCAATGTAGCTTGTTTGGAGTTTAAACCTGAAATAATCTCATTAAAGTTGTTATCCATCTCAGTATGAGTAAGTGCTGAGCCTTTAGATGCTCTTGTGATAATAGCCATATTATTCCTTTATTTTAATATTATATCATATTAAGTAGCTACCACTTGAGTCTTTGAAGTGTGTTTCACAATACTCCATAGCACCTACTTTGATAATCCCTGATTGATCTGATTCAAGAGAAAGTATCTGAAACTTTCTAGTTCGTGAAAATAAACTATGCTCTAATGATATTACATTTCAGCATTCTTGACTGTTATGGCAAACGATGCTATGATTGGTGATTGTTTTAGCCTATTTCCTTCTTCATCTTCAGAGTATCTTAATGTGTTAAGCGTGATCTCTGCAAGTTTTTCTGCTTGAGCTTGATTATTGCACCCAAGTACATCTATGGTCTTTTCTATCTCTTGCCCATCATAATCAACTAAATCAGTATCTATAATGCTAACTTCCGCACTTAAATATTCATCTGCAGGATTAATGTATTTAACTGTGATTTTGTTTGCAATATCAGAAAAACCTCTCATTGATATATTTAGTGAGTTGTTGATAATGTCATCTTCTGTAAGAGTCTTAGATATGCTTTGTGATTTCTCGTCAAGTTTTAGTTTCCATTTACCTTCACTATAAGCTACTTTACCTCTGAATGTTGCAAGTATTGCCTTTAGTGCTGCTTGAATGTTTGTTTGAGCTGTAAAAGGTATATTTGACTCATACCCATAGCTATTGCATTTAGTCTTTGCATTATAAAACGAAGGCAAATCTATTTGTGAGCTTGGTATATTTAAGTAATTAATCATTACATCATAAACTTGTTCCGCTGGGTTTGTAGAATATTCAGCTGAGCCAGTTGTGCTTGAACTTGTAATTGTTGTTATCTTTTTACCTTCAATTACTTCGTTTATGTTATCAAGCTGAACATGAGCAGGGTCGGCAGCATCTGCGTACCATTGGTGGACAGTTATAAATGCCACATTTGGTGGTATGTCAACATTTGTAAGACCGATGGTTGAGCCAGTTGCGGTTGTTCCGTCAGATTTAGTCACGAAACTAACGCTATTGCTTGTCATGCCTGTGCCTGAAGTTGAATAGACATTTACTTGAACCCAATCTCTTACGAAAATACCAGTAGATATTTCGTCCATCTCAAATTCGTTTGCATATATCGAAAGATAGTCATTAACTTCGTGATCGGAAATTATTTGAATTGACCAATAATGAACATTAGTGTCTGGTGGGGTTGAACCTGTTTGATATTTATTTGTTTCTTGAAAAATTATATTTGACCCAATTTTTACTTTGCCATAGACGACAGGGACTGGTGCATAATTGTTCTTATTTGTATTTAATATTTGCCCAGCTAATCCATCAAGACTTGGCAAGTCAGGCTTGAGGTAATTGATAGCCGCTCCAATGGCTGCTATTGCTGCTACATTTAAAACTGCAACACCAACGAAAAATGAAGTTGCTGCTGATATTCCAATAGCAGTTCCTGCCGATACAAACAAACTTAAAACTGGTGCTGCTAAGACTGCCATTAATTTACCCTCATTATTGTTTTTTCTTTGTTAATGTCAAACATTTTTTCTTGCATGTTTCGATCATTAACGCTCATGTACTTAAAAGAATTGATAGCTATTCCTACGCTATTATCATCTAATATTATATCGTTTTTTTGTGCTTTATCTACTCTGCTGCAAAAGCTTTCAAAGAACTTATAGTGAAGTTTATTTTCAAGAAAGAATTTATATTCAACTATAAATAATCTCATGTCAGACTGAGTATAGTTTCCCCAGCTTCTTGGTAGTTCATATCCAGCTTCTTTGAGCTTTTTAAATGTATAAGTGAAACAATTATCCATTATTCTTCTTTTTCTCTTCCCCAATACACAGAATCTGTCATGGCATTTACGATACTTGCGAATTCATTTTGGTTGTAGTTTCTTGGTGGGAATGTTTTTTGCCAATTTATGAATAAGTTTGTAAGTGTCCCAGATAGTGTCTGTTCTGTAGCATTAAATGTATCAATGATTCCTTCAAAAAGTGTATAGCGATCATAAGTATATTCGCTTAATACAAGCTCAGGGTAAGTGTTTAAGTTGTCGCCATATCCGAATTCATAAGTTTCGGTATCTATAGTATCGCTCTTTGGGGTATAAACAACTCTATAAATCCTTGCATCATTGTTTCGCCATTCGTAGTTCAATGCAGCATAAGATAAAGCACCCGAAACATTATCAATAGCTATTGTAATGCTATCAGCTGTCATTGTAATATCTTCTTTGAGTGCATCGAAAGTGATAGCTAAAGGTGTATAATCATGTGTGCCATCATCTACAAATATGTCGTGATCTGTAAATCTTAATGTTTCTACAAAGTCGCCATTGAAGTCGTACATATCAAATTCAAATAGATGCAGGATAGCTAATTGTTCTTCTGTTCTTGAATTGCTTGTAATAGTTTTACTCATTATTTAACCTCGATTATTTCTGCTTGACACATATAAATGCCATCTACTCTTTTTTGATACTTAAATGAATCAGCCATAAACCTTGCTTTTGAAAGACCGTCAAGATCAGGATTGTAATAGATATAATCGTTTTGATCTTCTATGTAATCAGCTTCTAAGTATAAAATCTGAATTCCAATATCTGTTCCTAGATATGGCATACCAAAGTCGCCCATAATGCCTGACTTCTTGCGGTAGAATGTTAATAGCTTGATAAATTGACTTTCTGTTAAAACCCAATACATAGTCCAAACTCTTTTTAATCCACCCTTGTTTTTGATGTGCCTTGCGGATTGACCTATATTGCTAAAGAGTGCATTGTTATCATACTTTAGATCAACTTTATATGCTGGTGCTTCATCTAATAGATTAACAAAATCTTGGTTAGTAGATACAACTGCGGTATATCCACTTGACTGTGAGAATAAATATTGATACTGGGGGTAGTTAAAGAAAACAGAAGTTAGCAATGTAATGCTTCCGCTGTATAGTATTGACTGAGCATCTATAGTGAACTCAAACTCTTTAAATACCCAAACAGAAGAGTTTATGTCCATCACATCAGGTCTTTTATCTATAAAGCTATCCAAATCTACTATGAATGTATTTGAGTGGTTATTCTCGTACAATGCTCGAATCATATCGTACTCTTGCACAGTTAGCCCTCTGTATGATATTCTAAGGCTTATTGCTGGGATTGAAGCACCTACTATTCTTTGTTCTTTTCCTGAGTCAAATTGGACATTTGCACCCTGTTTAACCCATTCTTCCACATCATAGTTATAATGCTTTACTAATAGATGGCTTGTGATGTTATCCATTATACAACCTGCTTGATAGTTTGTCTTACTGAGCCGTTAGTTGTTAAGCTCTTGTTGATGATTCCTTCTATGGTTGATCTGTTATTTACCAAATAGCTGTTAAATGAGTTTGAATCTATAGCTG